ATCTGCGACTGCAGAATGCAGCCAGTATCGCCTGGGAGGCGTCGCCGGCGGGCACCGATGAGACACTCTCACTCACGGCAAGTGAGAACTTCACGCTCACAGGCCCCCTCGAGCTCGATGCCGCCGACCCAGCCGATACGGGGGCTCTCCGTCTGGATAATAATGAAGCCATCGCATGGGAAGCGAGCCCTGCAGGGACTGATGTGACGCTGGCGGCTGACGCAAGTGAGATTATTCAGATTGTAGGTGGCACGCTCGATGGGGCTGATTTGACCTCGGGGTCGGTGACAGCGACCCAGCTTAGCACGGACTCGGTCAGCGCGGACGAGCTCAACGCGACCGGCGTCGAGGCGGAGCTCGAGGCGGTGCTGGATCTCGCCGACCTCCAAGAGAAGGACATCGACTCGCTTACCGGGCAGGCGACCTGGGGGACGGCGGCGACGAAGGAGACGGCGGATCTCATCATCAACGGCGTCGAGGTGGACTTCGAGAGCGGCGCAGCGGAGGGGTTCCCGAAGCTCGCCGAGTCCGCTACACCGCCAGCCGCGGCCTGCGACGCCGCGGCGGAGTCTGGACGCCTCTATCTCGACACTGATGCCGACACGGACGGCTCGGTGTTCTTTTGCCGGGGGGCGGCGGGGTGGAAGGATATTGACGATGATGGGGGTGGCGGTTCCGACACCAACGCCGACAAAGTTTTCTCTTGGCCGATGGTTTCGCTCATGCACTTGGAACCGGCCGAGAGCATCCCGTCTATCGCCAAAGATGCGGGGACGAACGTCGATTTGTTCACGGTGGACTTCGACCAGTCTACCGATGAATGCCGCACGTTCATGCTGGATGCGCCGCCAGACATCACTGCCGGCGGCACCGTGACCTTCGCCGTGACGTGGTATGCGGCATCCGTGACCACCAACGACGTGATTTGGGATGTCCGGCACAACTCCGGAGTGGCCGATGGCGTGGACCCCGACCAAGCCGTGACGACGGAAACCTCCAGCGCATGCACGGCTCCAGGGACGGCTGGACAAATCGACCGATGCACCTGGACGGAAACCCAGACGAACCTCGCCTGGGCGGCCAATGACTTGGTGGTTGGGATGGTCTGTCGGGATGCGAATAACGCCTCGGATACGTTTGCCGCTGACGCGAAGGCGCTGACCTTCGCCATCACGATTCCACGCTCATGAGACGCCTCCTGTCCCTAGTGCTCTGCTGGCCGTTGCTGTGCGGGGCGGCGGCGTCGTCTCGTGACTTCGACGGGGCCAATGACGAAGTGGATTGGGGCAACGTCATGAATGTGACGACGAATGATGCCAGTTGGTGCATCTGGGTGGAGATGGACTCGGACACGGCCGCGGACAACTTTCTCGGCAAGAAGGACAGTACGTCGGCAACGGTCGCAGGTTACCGGGCCTTCGGGGGGTCTGATGAAACCGCGCAATGTGAAGTCTCCGATGCGGTAACGGAGCAGAACCCCGGTGGGAGTAACATCGCAGGCGTCTGGACGCACCTCTGCTGCGTCTGGGATAGTACGAATGATGACCTCTTCGTCTACCAGAATGCCGTGCAGACCGCGTCGGATACTACGGGGACTCTCGGCTCATTGTCCAACACAGTCAATCTCCAGAACGGGGAGAATGCAGATGATAGTCAAGATGCGAACGCGCGGCTGGCATTCGGAGAAATCTATCTCAGCAAGATTCTCACCGGCTCGGAACTGCTGGAGACATTCCACAAAGTCGGAAGCCTCGCCGCCGACTTCCGCGCCCCACTGATGGGGGACAATGCGGAGCGGGAGTGGCAGGGGAAGCTCACGGGCACCGTCTCTGGCACCGATGCGTCCTCGGCGAGTGGCCCGCCGACGATGATGGGGCCATGGGGGTACGCACCATGAGAGTCTGGCTAGTATTTGGTTTACTTGTCGCGACGCCCGTCTGGGCTAACGATGTGGTGGTCTGCGACCCGACACATCCCCAAGTCCCGAATGCGGTCACACAGTTTCAACAGTCGGTTGACTTCCCCGAGACAGCCGGCTACCTTGTCTGGGTTGCCCCGAATGACCTGATGTCTCCAATAAAGCAGACGCAGATGAACCTCCTCAGGGCGCAGCTCGACGCCTTGCGTGGAGTCCCCGTGAAGTACTGGCTCTGTCTTGATACAGCTCCAGCTGATGGTATCCTGGATGCCGTGAGGGAGATGACACAACTCGAGAAGGATGCGGTTGATGCCCTCGAAATTGCCGAGCGACAGCAGCAGCAGGGCTTGTTGACTGAGTTGTCGACTCTTGAAAGTGATGTCGATATGGCTTTGGCGAATTGGTCGAGCCTTACAGCGTCGCAACGGACCGAGGCGTTGAGAAAGTCGATGCGTCTGAATCGCGTAGAACGGCTATTGCGGGGTGACTGATGGAGATCGCCCAACTCGTTGCCCAGTACGGGCTTGGGGTGGGCCTCGTCATCTACGTGCTGATTGATAGTGCTCGTCGAGAACGTCGACTATCCGACCTCCTACAGGGAGAGGTGGCGGCGACGAAGTCGGTATTGCTGGCCCATGATCAGCGGACAGCTGACGCCATCAAGGGAACGCAAGAGTCTCAACGCTACCAGCGCGAGGAACATGCTAAGATGATGGAGGGCTTAACTGAACTCGTCACGATCCTTAGGCGGATGAATGGCGCTGGTATTAACTGACCGGGGAAATGCGTCGAATCGCTGGGCCGTGCAGGTGGCCGATGGCCAGCTGAAGTTAGTGAGTACGGGTGCTGTGGCGCGGAGCGAGCCAACTGTTGAGGACCTGAGATCACCTGACCAGCACTATAAGCTCTTTGTGAGAGAGGGCCAGTTAGGTATAGAGCGAGTCTTCACACCGGGGAATGAGCGGGTCTTTGCGGACGATGCCGATGATGCGACAGCGGGGTGGCAGGTCACGGTCAAGGATAGCACTGTCTTCTACTTCCTCGCGTTTAGTTCCCGGGGTGAACTGCGCCGTGGAGTCCCCGTCCTTGACTCGCTTCGTGACCCGCGTGGCTTCTCTCGGCAGACACGCCGTGGCCGAGTGCACTGGCATGAAACCTCCTACTCAGTACGCGGCAGGGGTAGGGGATGATCGCCGTCGAGGCGTTAAACCGAGGCGGACGCCACCGCCTGACCAAGCGAGAGAGGAGTCCTGATGCCGCCAACCAACACGGCTGAGGACGACAAGGACGTTAAGAAGGCTGCTGAGGCCGAGGAGGAGTCGTCCACCTCCAAGAAGGTGTCTTCCAAGGAGGCCGACGAGGCAAAGAAGGCTTCGGAGGCTGAGGATGGGGAAGACGAAGAGGCGTCGGCCAAGACGGGAACTGGCGACGCGGAGGCCGAGGAAGAGGAGGAAGCCGAAGAGGAGGAGGCGTCGACTGACGGTGAGGCGAAGAAGACGTCCGACTTCGTGCCGTACTCCCGCTTCCAGGAAGTGAATGAGGAGCTCCGGTCTCTGCGTCAGACGAATCAGGAACTGCTTGCCAAGGTCAGCGAGCAGGGGAAGCGGAGGACGTGGGACGACCTTTCCGTAGAGGAACTGCGCCGTGCGCGGGCGTACTACCAGAAGCAGGATGACCCGGACATGGTGGAGTTCATCGGCGAGAAGATCGCGGAACGCCGGGCCTCGGAAGCCGCAGATGCGAAATTGCGCGGCTTCGAGAACGAGCAGCGTAAACGGGAAGCCTGGGTCGCTGTGCTCCAGGACTATCCCGACCTGCGGAACCCGGACTCCGACCACTTCCGACGCACGAAGGAGCTCGTGGCCACGGATCGACGGTTCTCAGAGATCCCCGAAGGCTACGCGCTGGCGGCACGACTCGTCGCGGAACAGATGATGCGTGAGCGCCTCCTGAAGACCGAGAAAGAGCGGAAGCTCCTCAAGCACAAAGTCAAGAAGTCATCGCAGCAGGATGCCCTCGAGTCTGGCAGTCGGGCAAAAGGGGGAGGGTCTGACAGCTCGTTGCAGAAGCTCGAGGAGGCGGCGGTGGCTTCAGGAAATCCCTACAGCCCTGAATGGCGGGCCTTTCTGAAAGCCTCCTCTGGAATGCGAGGAAAGGAGGGAAAATAATCGCCAATGCCAGTCATCACGGTCTACGACGACGGTAACCGTCTCGAGGACGTGATGCGTGCTGTGATTCAGCTGTCGCCGACCGATACGCCGTTTACCTCCGGCATCGCGAAGGCGAAGGCGCAGAACGTCGCGCATCAATGGCCTGAAGATACGTTGGCGGCTCGTGCGGACAATGCCCGAGTTGAGGGGTCATCCTTCAGCTTTGGGACTGTCACGGCGCCGTCACGCATCCAGAACTTTACCCAGGTCTTTGACAAGACGTTCTTCGTCTCGTCTTCCGAGCGGTGGGTGAAAGGCGCCGGGATCGACGACATGTACGAGTACCAGAAGCAGAAGGCGCTCATGGAGATCGCGAACGATATCGAACACGCGTTCATCCGTGGGAGCCGCGCGTCTGGGAACGCGAGCACCGCGAGACGAATGGGCGGCGCGTTGAACTTCATCACTACAAACGCGACGACCGTGGCCTCGGGGACCAAGCTCACTGAGTCCTTCTTCAATGGGCTCATGGAGCTCGTCTACTTCCAAGGTGGACGGCCTGATGAGGTCTACGTTGGGGGGCGGCTCAAGCGAATCATCAGCGCGTACACGGCTGGGGCGACGAAGAACATCGCTTCAGACGACAAGCGGTTGGTGAATGCCGTCGACGTCTATGATGGTGACTTTGGTCTGGTGAAGGTCTTGCTGGCGCGTGACATGCTCACGAGCTTCACGGCCACGAACAACTCGCTCATGATCATCGAGAACCGCAAGTTCAAGATGGCCGTGGGTGAGCCGGTGCGTGTGCTGCCGCCAGATGAGGTGGCGCAAGACTCACACGGGACCAAAGGCGTCATCCGAGGCGAACTGACGCTTGAGGCGCTCGGGGAGCGACACAATGCGATTGGGCTCAATCTCAGTGGTGAGTTCAATTAAACCTGGGTGCCGGCTGGGGGGCGTGGGGACGACCTACGCCCTTCTCTTTTCTGTCCATGCCTGAGCCACTGACCGATGTGGAGAAGACGATTCTCGCCGAGGCGGCGGGTGAGGGTGAAGAGGGGATGTACGCTGTTGCCTCTGTTATCTTCAACCGCGCCCAGCAGCGGAAGCTCGACCCGATCGCCGTGGTGAATCAGCCGTATCAGTTCTCTGGACGGTGGAGGAAAGATCTGGATGAGTTTGTCTCACGTCAGCCCTCTGAGACGCTCGAGGCCATGCGGCGGGCGGTGGCTCGGGCGAAGAAGGACCCTCTGCCCGCCGACCATTTCCTCACCACAGAACTCTACGCGAGTCCACAACGCCCTGCCTGGGCGACACAGATGCGGGCCGTGAAGACGATTGGGAATCATATCTTCTTGGACTCTAATGTCCGTCGACCATAGACCCTGCCTGACTGATGAAGAGGTTGCAGTCCGTGTGGTCCAAGACCGCCTCGCTATTGAGAAGCTAGAACGGGAAGGGCATCAGGTCAGGGCAGTTATGTCCTACCATTCGGAAGTCACGATGGAAACGCATGCTCTGCCCATCTTCTCGAGCGACACACTTGAAGACGTCGTCAATCGGTTCTACGACTTCTTCCCGAAGGACTTCGACTTAGCCGTGAAAGAGACTGAGCAGATGCGACAGACGCTGCATCGTGGGGATGCGATGTCGCAGTCGAAGACTGTCATGGCGATGTGTCGCATCCCCCTCGGCCTATACAAGCTCCTAGACGCCTGGTTGCCTGGCTTCTGGGATATTGATAATACGAAGCGACAGTTCGTGCACAGGAAGCTTGTGCGGCGCCTGTTGAGCTACTGTTCACGTCTGAGGATGACTCCCCCCTATGGCAAACCCGCTGTCAGGCTCTCCTGACCTCTCGAAGCTCAGCCTCGCGATGATAGTGAAAGATGAGACTGTGACACTCAGGAAATGTCTGGAGTCTGTGGCCCCGCACGTCGACGAGATTGTGGTGGCCTGGAATGGCAGCAGTTCCGAGACGAGGGCGATCCTTGAAGAGTTCGGCTGTCGCATCGAGCCGTACGAGTGGAAGGACGACTTTGCCGAGGCAAGGAACTTCGCCTTCAGCAAAACCGCGCATGAACTTGTCTTCTGGCTCGATGCTGACGATACTGTGGTGGCCCCCGAGCGACTGCATGAGCTCCTGGTCGCATTCGCTGACCCGCGTGTGGGGTCCGTCTGGTTGCCGTACTATTATGACTTTGACGAGTATGGCCATCCCTGCATGATTCTTTGGCGGGAGCGGATTACACGCAAGTCATGGTGGACGTGGAAGCGGAGGATTCATGAGGTCCAGCAACCCATACGTGACTGCTCACATGTACGCGAAGATCGGGTCATCATCCGACATCAGGTCATCCCCGAACGCGTCCAGCAGTCGGCGGCACGGAATCTCCGTATCGCACAGGCGGCGTATCAGAAGGAGAAGGAGGGGGGTGACCTCGACCCCGTCACGGTCTACGACTATGCGCGTGCCCTGAAGGCGGGTGGACAGTTCAAGGAGTCGCTCGAGGTCTTTCGTGAGTTCGTCGAGAAGTCGGGGTTTGACGATGATCGCTATGAAGCCCTCTGCTCCATGGCCGACATCTATCGGAAGTTTCGCTGGTACGATGAGGCGCAGAATGCCGACTTCGCGGCCGTGAAGTTGCGGCCCCGTCGCCCCGAGGGCTATTTCGGCCTGGCTAAGACCGCCTTCTGCCTCGAGGATTGGGACAACGTCCTCTGGTATACGGATATTGGCTATAAGTGCCCAGAGCGAGAGGACAACATGCCGGTCGATCCCATCGCGAATAAGGCTCGACCGCTTCTGCCGTTGCAGTTTGCCCTCTTCCAGAAAGGTCGGTTCGCGCTGGCGCTCCAAGTTGTGCAGAAGGCCCTCAAGTTCTTTCCGAAGAACCAGTACCTCAAAGACTGCGCATCTAGTTATGAGAAGGCGATCGCCCAAGAACAACTCGAGAAGTCACTGTTGCACGTCTATGATGCCCTGAATCAAGACGGGGAACAGGGGAAGCTCACTTATCTCGCGCGAGCTATTCCTGACATTGCGAAGGACCATCCCCTCTTTGTCAGGCTCGCCAACCGCTTTCGGACACCGGAGGGTTGGCAGAACAAGATCGTCATCTATTGCGGGACGTCGTACGAGTTGTGGGACCCCCTCTGCGTCGGTGAGGGGGTGGGTGGCAGTGAAGAGGCGGTCATTAGTCTCGCGCCACTACTGGTCAAGCTCGGCTGGCAGGTTGAAGTGTACAATAACTGCCTTGAAGAAGGCAACTACGATGGTGTGCTCTGGAAGCCCTTCTGGACGTACGATCGCTCACAGCGCTGTGCCGTCTTCATCGCCTGGCGTGATAGTCGCAGCGTGCTCCTAGCCCCCGAAGGGAGTTTCTGCGTGGCCTGGCTCCATGACCGCCAGAAGCCAGAGTATTGGTCTGAGGCGATGCTCCAACGGCTCGACGCGCTCTTTGTCCTTTCGAAGTACCATCGGACAGACATGCCACAGGTGCCCGATGAGCGGGTGCTCATCACCGCGAACGGGATCCACACGTCGCAGTTCCGCGCGCAGGAGCCGCGAGATTCGAAGCGGTGCATCTATGCCTCGAGCCCCGACCGAGGACTGGACATCCTCCTAGAGCTCTGGCCACAGATCCGGGAGCAAGTACCTGAGGCGGAACTGCACGTCTTCTATGGGTTCTCGAAGACCTATGAACAGTTGCACAAGAATAACCAGCAGATGAAGGAGTTCAGAGACAGTTGTTTGAAGATGATGCAGCAGCCGGGTGTCGTCTACCATGGCCGTGTGGGCCATGCGCAGTTGGCGAAGGAGTTTCTCCGCTCGGCGATCTGGACCTACCCGACGTACTTCACGGAGATCTCCTGCATCACAGCGATGAAGGCCCAGGCGGCGGGGGCGATTCCCGTGACGATGGCCCTGGCGGCGCTCAATGAGACCGTGAAGTACGGCTATAAGTTGAGCTTCACGGTATATGATAAGCGATCACAGCTCCAGTTTGTGCAATCGACTGTGGGGCTGTTGCAAGATCCTGAGAAACAGGAGAAGATCCGCTCGCTCATGGTCCCTTGGGCGATGGGGCAGTTCGATTGGCAGCATGTCGCGAAGCAGTGGTCCACGTATTTTGAGGAGCGATGCCGGACCCCCGCTGTGATCTCGAGTGCTACATCGTCACCTACTGCTTAGAGGATATTGCCCAGCGGGCGATTGATGCCTTCAGGTCTTCAGGCGGTGAACGGACTAAGCTCACGATCATGGACAATTCACCCACCCCACTTGTACTGCGTGGCTACGAGGCGAAGTACAACTTCCCATTCAACCCTTCGCTCAGCCGTGTCTGGAACTGGAGCCTCGCGCTCTGTCGGACACGGTGGGTTATGGTTCTCAATGGCGATGCCGTCTGCGAGCCGGGATGGGCGGAGGTATTCTCGCGTGACGAGCACATGACTCCCGTGAAGCTCCACAGCCGCTTCTCACACTTCCTGCTTGACCGCTCACTCATCCGGAAAGTCGGCTGGTTCGATGAGCGACTGACGACGCTCTACTGGGAGGACACGGACTTCGTGCGGCGTGCTTCGCTGAAGGGTGAGCCCTGGTGTGCGGACTGCCCCCTGAATCAGTTTCTCCACAATGTCTACCCTGAGCCGAAGCCACACCCCGTCTTCAAGCGGTATATGAATGAGGTAGCCGAGGCGCTGGGGGCGCCGCATTTCAAGAACAATGAAGTCCGTTACCATGACAAGTGGGGCGACAATAACAACCAACCACTAGCCGGCGGTGAGCCTCGATGGGAAGAGATCAACTGGTATCCCTGCGTGGAGTTGCCAACATGAGTGGCTACCCTGAGCGGTACTATGCCTTTCTATACCTCCTGGCCAAGCTCACCCGTCCCTTCCTCGTAGTCGAGTTGGGGACGAGGGAGGGCTATGGTGCACTGGCTTTCGCTGAAGGTGGTGCACAGTGTGTTGTGACGATTGATATCACGCCAGACTTCCGCACAGTGCAGCATGAGAGGGTGGAGTTCAGACTTCACGATAGTCTACAGGTTGACCTTGATCTTCAAGGCATGGACATCCTCTTTATCGACACAGACCAGCAGGGGGTGCACTCTGGCCCGCGAGCACTGCAGGAATACCAGCTCTGGCAGGGCCTCGTACGGCCGGGGGGCTTGGTGCTCTTTGACGACGTCACTATCAATGAGTCTATGCAGCAGTTCTGGCAAGGGTTTCAGCCATTGCGGGGTGAGAAGTTGACGCTCGATGTTCATGGGGGGTGTGGGATGGGGCTAGTATTGGTGTGATGCGCTATAGTGTGGGTGATCTCATCGACCGTCTCTCGATTGTCAATATAAAAATCGCGCTCCTTGAGAGTGACCTCCGTCAGGGGAAAGAGGGGAGGATGAGCCTCCAAGAAGTTGGAGAGCGGGCATTGATGGTTCGTACGCTGAATAACGAGCGTGTCGCTGTCAAGAAGGCTTTGAATCAGCTCCTTGACTCCGAAGCGTTCAACGACGTCAAGGTCAACTACACCCGACCTGATGCCTAAGATCACTGTCGTGACGGTCACCAACCGTTTCGGGGGTATTGACATCTGGAAGTCGAATCTCCAGAAGCAGACGTTTGAAGACTTTGAGGCGATCCTCATCGATGAGCACTATGAGTGTCGGTCACAAGAAGTGGGTAATTATGTAGGTCACGATCGGCGCTTCATACACTCCCCCGCTCCACTGAAGGAAGAGGGGAAGTTTTACAACCTCTCAAAGTGTATGAATTGGGGGGCAGCAAGAGGTAAAGGTGAACTTGTCGTCTACTACCAGGATTATATTTGGCTTGACCCACGTACCCTTGAGCGGTTCTGGAGGAAGTACGGGGAGTTGGGTGATGTCTTACTGACGGGCGTGGGGCATAAAGCTCGATTCCCTGACTGGGCGGTCAACCTGGGCGGCCTCATCACTATCTTCACTCAATCGGGATTCCCCATTGATGTCGGTCCTCATGATCGGGCAGTATTCGGTGTGGAGAAACCGCAGGGTGTCTGGTTCAGGGATCCCCGGATACAGGGCCGTGGCTTGGTTCTCTGTAATCCGATTGAGTGGGAGGCCGATGTATGTGCCGTTCCTAAATGTGTGCTCGAGCGGCTAGGAGGATTTGATGAGGACTTCGATGCGGGGCGGTGTTACGACAATGTGAACTTCGCCGAGCGAGCACAGGTTGCCGGCATCCCGATCTGGCTTGATGAGGAGAACGAGCATCTCGGGTACAGTCACGAACTCCTCTTTGACCTGGTCGAACACGGCGTCTTAAAGACCGCTCCTAACAATGCGAAGTTGTGGGAATCAAAACTTGAGAGGCTCCAGCGTGGAGAACTGCCGTACCGAGTGCCGTACCTTGACTATGCGCATCGTGTTCTGCTGGCAGTGGGAAAATAGTCTCGATGTCATCGTGAGGTTCGATGAAGGCCTCGGAGGGGTCTTGCGCCGTCTGGCCCAGGAAGGGCATGACGTCACGATCACCTCGTGGGGAGAGGGTGCCGAGGGGCGAGATCAAGGGGTCACGTTCCTCATTGTCCCGCCAACTGCGGGATTTGAGCAGTGGGCACAGCGAGTGGCTGCGCTACAACCTGATGTCCTCTTAGGATGGGGGACTGTGGACCATCGAATCATCCCCGAAGTGAGGAAGCTCTTGCCACAGGTGCCGGCGTTCTTCTTCCTCGCGGGAGGTGGCGTGGACCATCCCGGCGTGCATGTTTATGACCACTATTTTGTCGAGACGAACTTCCACATCGGTGACTTGGGGAAATACGGGAAGCCATCGTCGCGTGCCTTGGGAGTTCTGACGGATGTCCTCACACCGATCGAGCAGGCGAAGCAGTGGGATGTCTTCCTCCCTGCCAGCTTTACGGCGAACAAGCGATATAGCCTATTCTGTGATATAGTGGAACTGGGAGGATTCAGGGGCGTGGCCGTAGGTCCCCTGAATGATGAGGGATGCTGGGTCGAGTGCAAAAAGGTCTACGTGCCCACTTTCGGCTATGTCTCACGGCGGGTCTTGAGAGATTTCTACTGCGCCTCGCGCTGCACCGTGTTGACTGGGGGCGTCTGGGGCGGCAGTCAGCGGACGCTCCTCGAGTCTCTGTCCTGCGGCATCCCCGTGGTGGCGACGGATGATAATCCCCAACTGGACTGGCTTCTCAGCGTGGGAGCCCCCGTGGTCACGGCTCCTCCAATTCCTGAACTCTTGGTACAGACAGTACGTCATGTGTTGGAAGTCCCTCCAAGCCCTCAGGCACTACGGGACTTCGTTCTGCAAGGATTCACTGTGGAGCACTACTACCAAGTCGTGAAGGAGCGACTAGATGTCCTTGACCCTGCTCACGCTTAGGACACGAGTCAGCCGCCGGATTGGAAAGTCCGACACAGACTACCTCACGAAGATTGAGGATTGGCTAGATGAGCGATACGACTTCGTGATTCGGCGGAGGAACTGGCGCCGTCTAGTGCGGCAGGTGGACGTGAGCGCTGTGGCGAACGCAGAGACGATGGTCCTGCCAAAAGACGTCGAGATCGTGCTGGCCGTCTACGACCGCGAGAACGACCTCTATCTCGACCCGGTTGAGGTTGGCCCGGCAAACAGGCTCTATGGGGAAATTCAGGATGAGTCAGGGACTCCGCGGAAGTATTTCCCCGAAGAGGATACGGTCAATGCCCAGCCGACTTCGGCTTCAGCCCTCGCGGTCAGTTCTAGCGATGCGGCCGATACGACACAGAAGGTCCGTGTGATTGGTATTGCCGGGGGTGAGCAGAGGACAGAGACGGTCACCTTAAACGGGACGACGGCGGTCAACACGGTAAACAGCTATACGAGAGTCATTGCCATCTCGAAGGACGGGAACACGGCGGGGGTCATCACGGTCACCTCAAATGCCGCGGCCGTGACGGTGGCGACTATCGATCCCCTTGATGTTGCGCCCCGCTATCCGAAGCTCCATCTCATCCGGCGTCCTGATAGTGCGATTAGCTATACCGTGACCTACAAGGTGAAGGTGCCGCCGCTCATCAATGCGGAAGACGTGCCGCTCATCCCCTGTGAGTCAGTCCTCATCCGTGGCGCGTATGCCGACGCGCTCGCCGAGCAGAAGCAGTTCGAGAAGGCGGCGATTGAAGAGGCTATGTTCGACAAGTTCCTAGCCAACCTCATCACTGAGGAAGAGCAGCACCCCGATATGGTCCACCGCGCTATCCCGCACATTGAACGAGCAGCGATTGACGAGACCCCATGAGGCGCCTTCTGTTGGCTCTGGCTTTATGTCTAGGGTTGGCCTCGCCTACGAGGGGACAGGCCGTCGACCTCTCATCTGAAGTCGACCTCAAAGAGCTTGACCAAGGGAAGGTCTTCTTACGCATACGGGATGTCTCCGCGGGGCAGTGGAGCTATCCTTACCCCGGTGATCAAATCGTCATCCCCCCAAACGGGGCAGCGGAATTGCTTAATATCGAGATTGACCGTGTCGGCCAGCGCGTGAAGCGGCGCGGCTACACCGCACGGTGTGATGACCTTGGTGATAGCCCTATTGACGGGCTCATTGGCTTCAGCCCCTCGGGGTCTGCCAGACTCCTCCTGCTCGAGACCGCGGGGACGATCTATAGCTGGGACGGCTCTGCCGGGACGTGCCCCAGTCGTCAAGCAGGCCTCACTGATGCGACGGATTGGACAGAGTTCGTCCTTGGTGGCGCACGCGTCTTTCGCCTGAGCGAGTCGGATAACGTCCGCTCATCGACTGACGGCCTCACGTGGATCGATGAGGGCAACACGAACACGGACTTCCCTCGTGTCTCGCTGGCCATCTGGACGTCGAATCAGCGGATGCTCGCCTGTAATAGTTTAGCTGACCCGAATGGCTGTTACTACTCAAACTCGGGTGACCCACAGACCTACGACCGCACGACGAACCTCTTTCTCTTTGGCCCGGTGAACGCTGATGGAGTCACTGGTATCATCGAGTTCACAGACACACAAGTCATCGTCTTCAACAAGCAAGAAATGTTTATCTGGGACATCTCGAACGCGACGCCGAGTAGCTGGACGCGAGCGAAGGTAGCGGATATCGGAAGTGAAGCGCCGCGCACTCTCCGTTTGATCGGTGAGGATGCCCTCTTCCTTAGCCGCGATGGGGTTCGGTCGGTTGTCCAGTCCGCTCAGGACAAGAAGCGTGGCGCTTCACTTCCTCTGTCCTTCCCGATTCAAGACTGGATTGACCGCATTAATTGGGCGCAGGTCGATCAGGCAGTGGCGTGGGTGTGGGATGATAGCTACTGGCTGAGTGTGCCAATTGATAGCGCGACCACGAACAGTCACGTGCTGGTCTGGTCCCGCCGCGCCTTTGAGGCGAACGAGCGGCGAGGTGGCTGGACTGTCTTTGATACGATCACGGCGAACAGCTACGCGGTCCAGAACTTTGGGACAGACCCTCGATTCTACTTCGGGAATGCTGCCGCCGATAGCCGCCTTTACGAAGTGCGTTCAGCTGACCCCACTGATGATGCCTTGACTGACAACACGGCGGCTATCATCTACCGCGAGACGTCGAAGCGGTATGACTTTGGACTTCCTGAACTCGATAAGACCTTCTCAACATTTGAAGTTGAGGCGCTCGCTGAGTCGTCAGGCAGTATTGAGGTCGAGGCCCAAGTGGACGGAGAAGGGTGGACAGCGGTGGGCACTCTCGCTCTGACGACGGGTGCGCCGACGTTGCCGGAGAACCTACCCTTCTCCCTCGTGCCGACGGCGACGCGACGGGGAAAGTTCGACCTGCAGCGTGTAGGTCGTGGCCGGAATATTCAGTATCGGTTGACCGAAGAGACGAGCGGGGCTGAAACGGAGATCCTGAACGTGGTCATCGCGGCATCCCTTGAGCCCTTTGAGACCGAATGAGCCGTGCCCTCCTTCTCCTCTTGCTCGTTCTCCTACTCTGGCAGCCCGCCTACTCGGCAACCTTGACGAAGGGGAAGACCTTCACGGCGAGCGAGGAAGTCACGAACACGAAGCTCCATCAGCTCGTCGACAGTGGAACTGTGACGAATATCACCCAGGCCGACGTCGCCGGGGGTGAAGGGATCGTCAGGCGGAACACGACGGCGCCTTCAGATGTTGACCAGCTCTGGACTGACACGTCATTCACGAAGCCCATCCTCAAGGCGAGTGATGGGACGAACTGGCAGTCGGTTGACTACTGTCATGTGCGGCTCACGAATCAGTCAGGGGCGACGCGGAATGCCGGCGATGTCGTCATTGTGGACAGCTCAAATAATAGCGCGTTCACGACCACGACCACTTCGAGTCATGATAATGTGATCGGCATTGTCCTTGAGCAGATCACGGCTGCGTCAACGGGTCTGGTGGCCGTCTGTGGGGGTGCCTACACCGTGAATGTGGCGGCGGCGGTGACGCGTGGGAACTTCCTCATCACCACCACGACCGCGGGGCAGGCGGATGATGTGGCCGCACTTGAAGATGGAATCTTCGCGGTGGCCATCACGAGTAGTGCAGGGGCGGGTACAGTGCAGGCGATCATGCGGTCACGATGAAGAAGTTGCTACTACTCGTGCTCTGTCTCACTATGCCCATGGCCCTGTATGCCGCGACAGTCTCGAAAGGGAAGACCTTCGCCTCAGATGAAGAGGTGACGAACACGAAGCTCCATCAGCTCGTCGACCAGGCGACGGTCACGGGAGTAGTCAGCTCGGATATCACCGATGGAACGATCACGGCCGACGACATCGCCCTCGGTGCCGTAGAGACGACAGAAATCCTTGATAACACGATTACGGCCACAGACCTCAGTGCGACTCTTACATTCTCGGCTCTCGACTTTGTCGACCTCGCGAGCATTATTCACAACACGACTGCTCTGCAGGGGCTACGGCTGCCGCAGATCGGTGCTGCGCCTTCATCCCCCGTCTCAGGTGAAGGTTTTGTGGGCTGGGACCAGACGAACAACACGCTCGAAACCTATGATGGGTCGTCATGGGTACCCGTCGGTAATCCGGGTACACCGGCGCTCACGCTCAGTACGACAAATGCGGCCGGGGCCGCAACCACTGTGGTACGCACCGACGCGACGATTGCCGTCTTCGATGCTACCGTACCGGTCACCCAGGCTTACGGTGATGCGGCCGCGACAGGGAGTGCGGGTGTCGCCGCCAGGCGAGACCACCGCCATGCGATGCCGGCATTCTTCTTCTTCCAGTATGCGACGACCGCCGTGAATTGGGGCACAGGGGCGAGTCAGTTCGCGACGCTCGCCACCGCATCAGCTGGTAAGCGGTGGCACCCCCTCTGGTTCTACGTGCGGTTTGAGGGGACCGGCGCGGCCGTGGGGACTGAGGATGTCATTCTTCGCTTAACGCTTGATGACAGCTCGACCCTCTCGCTCACGCTCCTCACGGATTTCGGCACAGCCGTCAGTACAACTGAAGTCGAGATCAGCATGACAACGACGCTCGCGACTCGGATTTCGGGGACTGGCGGCACACTGGCTTCGCGGGGCGACCTCGAGACGTTCTTCTCAGGACTCGATGGCCGCTCGGTCACCCAGGTTGAGGTTGGCTACGATAGCGGGAATGCATCAACAAACTACAATCTCCAGGAGGCGGACTTCTATGCGATCGAGCATTGAGAGAGGGGGTGAGGTGTGATGGTGCAGTATCTCGTAGGCGGGTTGTTTGGTGGAATGGTAGCCCTAACGCTGTCGGTGGCTGGTGGGTCACTGCCACTGTTAGGCATCCCGACGATCATGGCCACGGGGGCATATCTCGAACTTGAGGCCAAAGACCGCTGCACGGCGCTGGGACAGCGTCCAGCCACTGCAGCACGGGGAGAAGTGAAGTGGGAGCGGGACCCCAGCCGCGTGTGGATAGGGAGGGTGCGTTGCGTTGACTAAACTCGTCCAAGACGTGGCAGACTTCGTTATGACCTACGGTCCCTTGGCCTGGTTAGGGACACGGGAAGAACTCGAGCAGTCTCTGCACTGGTACCTTTCCCGTGACCGTGCCCTGCTGCTCAAAGATCGTGATCAACTTGTGGGCGTCTTCTTGGCGCATATCGTCAGTGACCTCAGTCCTTGGACACGGAAGCGGAAGGCCTGGCCTCTCGAGGATCCTGAGGGGACATATGCTTTTATTCAAGTGGCTGTGCTACACCCGCTCTACCGGGACCGGGGGCTTGTAGGGGGGCTCAGGCGCTGGTTGCATGAGCATTTCCCCACCGTGACACACTTGGCCTTTGAGCGGGCTGACAAGAACCTGGACATGCATTTGCATGTTCAACCACTGAAGGAGCTGATGAGCGATGGGAGGAGGAGGGAAGCAACCCGCACCACCCCCACCGCCGCCGCCACCGCCGCCACCCGGCACTACGGCGCGTGAGGCCCTCCAAGCCGAGCTGGAATTCCGCCCCGCCTTTCGGGAAGAGGATGTCCGGGACATTCTCCGTTTCGGTGAGGCGGCGGCGCAGGCCCAGCGACAGTTTGGCTTTCCACTCCTGCGGGAGGAACGGGAACTCCTGGAAGAGCTCGAGCCAGAGACGTTCGCCGTCTCGCGTGAACTCGGGCGGCATGTCCTCGAGCGCCTCACCACCCCTTTAACACCCGCGGATGAGGAGCGGTTCCGTGAACGCTTCCGTGCTGAAGAAGCGGCCGGGGGACGGCTCGGCAGTCCCGTCGGTTCGGCGACGATTGCGCGTCAACTAGCTGAACTAGAAGAAGCCCGTCGTCTGGCGGCGGCGGATATTGCGCTCTCCTTCCTCGGCCGCGTGCCGACGGGCCCGCCCTCGGTACCTGTCACACGTGGCACCGAATTTGGGCAGTTCGTGTCACCCTTCTTGAGCCAGCAGGCCAGCATCTTTGGCACCCAAGCGGGCTTTGCGTCAGATATCTTCCGGTCACAGGCGAGCGCGGCGGCGCAGTTGGGCGCCGCACGTACAGCCGCGAGGGCGCAGATCATCTCCGCGGCGATTCCTCGGACAAACCTTAATGTGGCGTTCTAATGGCTGACGGCTTCCTGAATGTGAATGTTGATATCCCCATCGGGGAATTCCGCGAGCGGGGACGCAAGCGACGCGCGGCCATGAAGCTTGGCACAGAACTGACCCAGCCCGAAGTGCTGGAGCAGTTCACTGACCCACAACTGCGGAATGTCATGGCGGCGTTGGGGAGCAGTCTCGCCGCGGGAGACCTCCAACTTGACGAAGCCGCGACGTTCCTTGGGGGGTTCCCTGCTCGGACCTTCCAGCAGCCGATGGCCGTACCGCCGGAAGTCCTCGAAATGCTCCAAGGCGGTACCGCCACGGGTAAGCTGACCTTTGGGCCTGAGGGCCTCACGGCTGAAGTGGAGCCCTTCCGTGAAGATATCATCCGAGCGACGGAAGAGGCGAAAGAGACGCCGGCTGAACTTGAGCAGAAGCGCGTCGGGGTCGCGAAGACGGAGGAAGAAATCCGTGAATCCCGCGCGCGACGTGAGCAGACACTCCGCAAGCCGGCCCCCCTCTTTGGCGGGGGACAACGGGCCAAGAACATCGCCGTGCTCCGTAGTCTCCTTGAAGGGAAGCCCCTACCGGAAGTGCGTGAAGATCTCCAGGCCCGCATCAACGCGGGCCAGATTGATGCTGAGAGCGCCCGCCGTGTCTTGAAGCTCCTCTTCCCCCAGGTGCGGATCGTCCCTCGAGGAGGTTCCGCCGGTGCCAACACCCTTCCCCGCTAGTCGTACCCAAGAGGCGGTCAAGCGAGCTGTAGCCCTCGTCCGTCGTGCGAAGGCTACGGGGACCAAAGAAGATTTCACGGCGTTAGGTGAGTGGTTCGGGACGGCCGAGGCAAAGCAGGTCAGGAAAGTCCCCACAGCCCATCAGGCTGTCCTCACTGAGTTAGACGACCTTCGGAGGGCTTCCCGTGAGAACGTGCAGCGCAATGAACTTTACCGCTCGGCTCTAGAAGAAGCGCAGAGACGTGGGTTCCCACCTGGAGCCATCACGCTCGGTGCGGCGGGGGCCGCCACAGCTTCAAGAGGTGGAGTGGCTGAGGCCCAAGAAGCCGAGGACTTTGAGGCCCCACCTCACGAGCTTGATGTTGAAGACTTCACGGAAGCTGAGGGGCCTGAAGTGCCTGACTTCGATGAACCCTTCTCCGCCACGCGGGCTGTCAGTAAGGCGGCGAAGCAACTCTTCATCGACTTCCCGGCTGGCGTGGCGGAGCGGGCGGATGAGCTCGCCCGTCAAGACCCGGCGGCGCTCGAGGAACCCCTTGAACGGGCGTTAGCCATTACGATGCGGCGAGCGAAAGATACCCTGGTTCCGAGTCTCGTCGATCGCGCCTTGCGTGGGCCGGCTTCAGTCTTCCCTGTACCCGCCGCCCTACTCCCCGACGAAGCGCGTCAGGCAGCTGAAGCCGCTCTGCCGCCACCACTCCGCGAGCTTGAAGAGACGACTCGGAGTGCACTCTTCAAGTCTGGCGTCGCCGCCATAGTCGACCCGCTCAATGCGCTCTTTGCGGGTCTCACTGCTGCTCGTGCCCTCCAGCACACGCGGCAGCTAGGGAGGAAGCAGTTCGCGGATGCCGTCCTCGCGGCCGCGCGGCCAAAGGTCATGAAGGAACTTGAGGGACTCCCGAAGTCGGTACGTCAACTCAAGAACCTTGACGTGGTCCGCCGTCGCTCTGACCGACAGACCTACCGCGTCGTCAAGCGAGTGAAAGAGGGCTTCTGGCTTGAGCATCTGCAGACTGGCCGACAGCTCAAGCTGCCCCGCGCGGGATTCGAGAAGGACTTTGAGGTCATCACGCTGAACCGCGCCCGATTGAAGGATGCCGCTGAGGACGCCGCAATTGAGACAGTCCTGAAGCCGGCGGTGCCGGCCTCGAAGTTGACCAAGCTCATGCCACCCGAGCAACAGCTGACGCCTACGCCCTCAACACTTCGCGATCGTCTAGCGAGAGGAGCACAGCCCCTCATCGTGGTTGAACGGGCCATCATGGCCCAGGGCCCTACGGGCAGGCGCTTCGCTGAACTGCTCAAGACAGCTCGGAGTCGCGCCGAGCGCCGGGCTGGCCAGGCGGTCGAAGCCGTCATGCGGCCCCTCCGACAACTCCCCAAAGCGCAGCGCATCGAACTAACTGCAGCGCTGAATGAGGGGCAACGCCTCACCTCATCAGGTTTGCGCGATGTCTATCGTTCTGCGAATTCAGCCCGGCGTGAGATCGCGCGTGAGTCGGTGCAGGGGGGACTTTTGGTCAAGCTCCGCTCCGGTGCTGAGGTGCCCTTTGCACCTCGTCGGCACTACTTCCCCCATCTCGTCCCCTCCATCACCGCTGCCGGTGAGGTGATCGACGACGCGATCGCCAATGCGGTGCGGATGGGGCACTTTGGCTCACTCACTGAGGCGCGAGCCGCCTGGACGGAGTACGTCGGCCTCGTCCAGCGCGGCCGTCGGGCTGACCGCTTAGCTGCTTGGCTTGTCAAACATGGCCAGGCGCGGAATCTCAGTGACGCCCACTTCAAGCTCCAGCGGTATGTCGCGCGGAATGCGCGGCAGCGGTCTCGGTTCCTCGAGCGGGCGCGCGAAATCGACCTCCCTTTCTGGGACCCCGATCCCCTACGCGTGCTCCCCGAGTACTACCTAGAGGCCTTCCGCCGACTCGAGCAAGTGAAAGCCTTCGGCCCCCAGAACGAGCTCGCGAAGGACCTCATCCACCAAATCTCCCTTGAGGGGGGTGACGCGAGCTTTGTGCGGCTGGCCTTCGAGCGTATCATGAAGCCGCCAGTGGGTGAGCTGGCCTTCGGGAAAGTGCCGCCGAACGTGCAGCAGGCCTTCAAGACCTTCAACATCATCACGAAGATGGGGCTCTCGGCCATCCTCAACGCCCCACAAGGTCTATTAAACTCCTTCGTCAAGGCTGGCGTAGTGCCGACGATCAAGGGCCTCAAGGACGCCGCGACTGCAGGGGGACAGAACTTCGCTCTACGGTCTGGCACCATTCTTGAGACGGTCACCCGCGAGATGGGACGCGAGGCGGGCGGTGCAAGCCGGGCAGCGCAGTCGTTCCTGAAGCGCGTTGGCTTCAATGCGACTGAGCGTTTCAACCGTACTCTGTCCGCGAACACTGCGCGGCACTATCTCCCCCAACTGCTCGGGCGGCTGAAGCAGAATGCCCGTGATCAGCTGGCCCGTCGCGAGTTCACACGCCTCGGGCTCAACGCGGATGAAGTGCTGAAGCGGGGGCACTTCACCGAAGCCGAAGTGCTCGAGGCGTCGAACCGATTCACGAATCTGACTCAGTTCCGCTCGGGCGTGCAGGACCTACCTTACTTCGCCTCAAGTCCTGAAGGCCGCCTGATGTTTCAATTCAAATCATTCGTGACCGGCTTCACACGCTTCATCACCGACAGTCTCCTGCTCGAAGCCCGCCGGGGAAATCTGCGTCCCCTCACCCGCTTCCTCGTCGCGGGAGGCCTGACGGGGGAAGCGGTGCGAGATGTAGTCGACAGTCTCCGCGCGAACCCTCGACCCGAAAACCTGCTCACTCGCTACCTCGAGAACCTCGGCACCGTCGGGGGTATTGGTATCTTCAGTGAGCTCTGGCAGGCAGCGATGGTCGGGCAAGGCGGTGGCATCCTCTCACTCATCGCGGGGCCGACACTTGACGAGCTGGCGGACCTACTCGCCAATAGTCTGCAGGCCGCGTCGGGTCGGCCCGCGCCGCTCATGCGACAGCTGACGCGGGAGGTGCCCCTCGTGGGGCCGACGGTGCGAAATGTGCTCATGCCGTCTGAGCAGTTGCAACGTGAGCGCACACCTGCTATACTTGACCCTGCCGGGGAAGGCTTCGAAGGCTTTCCGCAGTTCTGAGAGGAGGTGATCACATGCTCGAGTGGCTCACCACAAAGTGGGACGACGTGCTCACGATCCTCGCCTACATCATTGCGGCGGCGAGCGTGATCGTGCGACTGACACCAACACCCAAAGATGATGCGTTCCTGAAACCCCTCTACGACTGGGTGAATAAGTACGTCGCCCTGAATAAACCGAAGTGAGACGATGTGGTTCATCAACCTGCTCAAGACGCTCGTTGACCTGCTGGCCTGGTTCACAGCCAGGCAGCGGCGGCGGCGGTATGATCAGCTTCTGAAGGAGGTGCATGATGTGGAGCAGTCATTGGCGAAGGCCTTGGCCCGCCGTGATGCTCGGCGGGTGGCTCAGTGTCATGAGCGGCTGCGCCTTCTTCGGCAGTCGCTTGGCCTACCTGCCGAGTGAGGAGGAGCCGCTTTTCCTCGACGCGGGCACCGTTGTTCCCTGGGATGCAGTCTGTCTCCAGCCCGGCACGTACCAGCGGCTCTTCCGGCAACAGCTCGACCATGTAGTCCACTCCTCCCCGTGACACTATGCGTGGTCGCAAGCGAGCTTACTGGTCCCTCTCTCCCGAGATGAAGTTCACTGCCATGATCATGCGTGGCTTTGTGAAGGATCTCCGCGGACGCTCTCGCCCTCGTCGCGAACGCGCGTGCAAGTTTTTCACCCCCCCGCGATTGAGCCGCTTCTTCGAGGAATGGGGGCTTGATATTGAGCCCTCCTACTTCCTCAAACTCGTTGGTCAACAATTGTCTACTAGGAAACACACAAAAAAGGCACCCAGCAGTTTGCTACCAGGTGCCTAATCAAGGCCAAATTTGGCCTAATTGCGGCCAAATGAGAGCCAGTCTAGCATGGCTAGGCGGGTCGCATTTTCTTCCGTTTCCTCCAGCACCGGTCACGGATATGGTGTTCTTTGCAAAGCCGCTTAGGGGTCTGGCTCATCACACGCAGCCACCCATCCCCTGGCGCAGGAAAGACTATAAACCCCCTAGAGTGTATACCATCCACCCCCCTACGGCGCAGGACGCTCATACCCGTGGAAACTCCCGACATAACACCCTGAACAATCGGTTCATGTGTCTGGCAAACGATTCCCCGCACTTAAGGCACAGATGCCATTTGGCTCCTTTGACCGTATGCGACTCGCTCGGCGGTCCGACGAGGATGAGAATATAAGACTGGACAACAATCTTCCTTCTACAAATACGGCAATCTAGTGTCATTGTATACCTTCTCGCTCCCAAGTGAGCAGGGTAGGGTCAGTCATCGTTGTCTCCTGAGTAGACGTAGCCCATACGCAAGAATCTTCCGGCGAAGTTCTTTCTTACCAACGGCAGCGGCGGCGTCGGCGGCGGCAGCGGCGGCGAAGGCGGCGTAGGCAGCGTCGGAGGCGGCGATGGCGACGGCGCAGAGGGTAGCATCGGCGGTGTCGTAGGCGTCGTCAGCAGCATAGGCGGCAGCGTCGGCGGCGCGGGCGGCGGCTCTCCTGTTGGCTAGAGTCTCCTCACACATACATCGTTCTGCGGCTTGAATTGCTTGGCGTGGACGTTGGTCGCTTGGATGCCGTCTCTCGTAGATGCTCAACACCTGTTTCGTCGCATAGACTGCATACTGAATCCGGTTCTGGCGGTTGAGCAATTGGACAAGGAGCCAGTTCGCCCACGGCCAGTGGTTAGTGTAAAGCAACCGCTGGAATACGCGCCTGACAGGTGCGGACTGGCCGGTGAACTCCTGACGGCCCCACTCGACGGCCTCAGCACAGGGGGAGAGCGACGTGACACGCTCCCAAGTGAGCAGGGTGGGGACGGGGGTCATCCGAGCATCCGTAGTTGGCACATACAGCATTGGCGGTGCAGGCTCCCCCTTCCCGTTGCTGCTGTCCCATCGCCTGGCTGCACCAGGACAGTTTGGCAAAAACAATGGTGATGTCGGAAGTTCATCGCCTGGTGGAGGGTTAGGAGAGTGGTGGTCAGTTCCTTCACAAACTTCCTAGCTGTCGGCTCTAAGGTCTCTGGGGTAACGAGGCGTCCATTTACTTCCGTCATCCAATCACAAACAAGTTGTTGAGCTACCTGCTCCGCCCGCTCAGTTAGGTCACTCATGGCGTCCCTCCAAGTACGGTAATTCCTCTCCCGCCAATCGGGAGAGCAGTTTCAGGAAATCATATCCCCACATGACCACGACCCAATTGCTCCGATTCTTCCGCCAGGCCACGTACGGCATCTTCCCACCAGCCTGCGCCGCGGCGTGGGTTAAGGCGGCAGAGCAGTTCAAGTATTCTCTCCTCTTTACTTCGTGGAAGAACGCGTCTAAGATACTCTTCCCCCCACGCCCTGGCACAGGACACACATCGCCCTTCGTCAAGGGCTCGGCTCTGGAGCCGCTCGAGGGCGTCCGCATATAGTGTGCGGAGGGTATAGCTCGGTGCAACAGGGCCAACCATTCCCGTTCTCCTGTTCGCCCTTTCTGTTTCGGTGACCTCACTGCCATGGCCGGATCTCCCAGTAGATCAACTGGTCCTGCAAGCGTCCGACGGGGAGCCGATAGTAGCTCCACTCCACAATCTCCATCGGCGGCCAGCGGAAGTGCCGACGCAAGTCTCTCGCCACACGCAATATCCCCGCATCGGCTTGTCCCGCCGCGAGCTCGGAGTCTTCGAGCAATCGTTGCTGGGGCCGACTCTGTTCGACGTCACGCAGATTGCCGGGGCCGGGAAGATATTCGAAGAGCGTCCGCTGTGACGCCGCCATCCTCACCCCATTCCCCTTCACGAGGCAGTCAGCCGTGTCAATCGTGGGGTAGACGATGAGTGTATAACCTTGGTGAATGAGCTCCTCAGCCTTGAGGAAAAGCGCCTTGGGTGCGAGACCGGGGAAGTAGGGGCATCTGAATTCTTCACCCCGTTCAGACCGCACCGAGAAACCAAGCGGC